TTACGCTACAACATCAACCGTTAACGCGTCTTTTTTGAACAATCCTGGCTGACAATAAATTATTGCTGAGTCTTGCGTTGCAACTGCTTCTGTTACTTGCGCTGAAACATAAAGTTCAACGCCGCTGATTCCAGCCGCTTCCGCCGCTGCCAAGATTTCTTCGTTTGAGGCTTCCAAATAAATTTGGTCCCCTACTGCGTCCGGGTTGCTTCCCAATGCGTGAGATTTAACAACGGCTGTTGTTGTTCCCGATGCGTCATCTGAAACGATGATTGATAACGCCGTGAGGCTTCCCGCTGTTACACAACGCAAATATCCAACGGCCAGGCCGTCAAAATCACGCTGAGATACGTATGCAACGTCCTCGGCTGTTGTTCCCGCCGGTTCATGAAAATAACTGGTCATTTTCGATTCTGTTAAAATTTTATTTACTGCCATTTTTCTATTTCTCCTGTTTCTATAAATTATGCTCTTGCAGCAAGTGTTACGAATGGGCTTAACGTGTCGGCACCTTTTTTAGGTGTCAACGCTTCTTTCCAGTGTGAACGTCCGTCATTCATCATTGAAAATAAGAACGTTTGTTCTCTTTCCAAGAATCTTACGTGTGTGCTTGATGCGTTTTGCATTGTTTGAAAATCACCTTCTAGGTATTGACTCCAATCACAGAGAATAATATCGCCTTTGTCGCCCAATGTTTCGGTGTACTCTGAAAATACAATCGGTAAACCAAACAATGTACTTGGTGCGCCTGTAACGCTTGAAGGCATCCAAATATTTTTCATTACTGTATCGCTTCCCAGGTCTGCCAATTGTGGCAAGGTGTTATGATTAGCAATCCATAGGCCGTTGTTTTTGCCCCATAGTCTCGCATACATTTTGACGATATTTTCAAACACAATTGTATCGGCTGTTTGGGCTGATTCTTTTGCAACTGTAACCAATGCGTTTGAGTTCATGATGCCTTCCATCTCACCGGTTCCACTTCCGCTCAGTTTTTCTTGAAAGATTTTAGAAGCAAATTCTTGTTCGAAACCATTTCCAAGCAACGCGGCAACTGAAACAGGGCTTTCGTTTAAAAGTGTGTTTGTTACAAATGATACGCCGGTTAATTCGTTGGCTTTCAAGGTAATTTGTTCAATTTTCATTTTGCTTGATGTTGCAGCAACGGTTTCGGGTGTTCTTGAAACTGTCAAACCACCTGTAACGCTTGAAGTGTGGTTTTTGTCTGTTCTTGCGTTAATATCAATTGTTGAGTTCGACATTGGTATTTTGTTTGTTCTTCCCATTGTTGGGTCGCTCTCTGGCGTTACTTCCAATACGCCGCCCATTAACCCTCTAGGTATTAAAAATCCAAGTGAAGAATTGTCGGTTACTCTGTGTTCGTCTGAACCGGCTGCGCCTAAATAACGCAATCTTTCGTCGCCTGTTACGTTGCCCGTTGCTTTTGCTTCTCCAACAACTGCTTTGAAAAAATCTTGGGTATTATTAAATCCCATTTTTTCGTCTTTTGTAAACTCTGGCTCACCAACTTCAACTCTTGCACTTGGTGCAGATACGCCTTTTCTTGCTTCTGGTTTTTTAAATGATGCTCTTTTTGCTTCTGACGCTTCAAAATCAGCTTTTGCAGCTTGTAATTCTTCTGCTTTGGCTAAATGTGCGTCGTATTTTTCTTTTTCTTCTGCTGAAAATACTCTTTCTTCGCTGTTTACTGCGGCAAGCAACGCATCGGCTGCTTTAATTTCCGCGTTAATAAGTTCTTGATAATTCATTTTTCTGTTTTTGAAAATATATGTTTAAAAGTTATTGTTTTTTACTGATTGTAAACGACTCTGCGCTTTTAACAACTCATGCTTTGCATTTGGTACGATTCTCTGACCGTTCCGCGCTGCACTCGTTAATTTTGTTGCCTGGTTAATTGTTTCGTCCATTGTTTGCACTCCGTCAATCAATCCAAGTTCTAATGCATGGTTTGCCATAAAGGTTTCGCCCGTTGCGATCTCCTTGACTGCAGCCTCCGTTAATTTTCTTCCGTCCGCTATGGCTTTAATAAAAAATTCGTTCAATGCGTCAACTTTTCCCTGTACGCTTTCCAATATCTCGTCGGTTATGGGTGTGCCAGGTGTTCCGGCTCCCTTTGCTTCGCCTGTGCTGACAACGTGAACCTTGACGCCTTCGCGATCAAATGCTTCTGACATATCATGCAAAACGGCAACGACTCCAATACTTCCAACTTCCGCTGTTGCGTTTGCGTAAACGAATGTCGCTTGACTTGCTGCCCATAATGCCGCGCTCGCTCCTAAATCTTCAATCTGAGCAATAACTGTCTTTTTTTCTGCAGCCGCTTTTATGTCGTCTGCTAGTTCTTTCGTTCCGGCAACTTGGCCGCCTGGAGAATCTATTGCTAATATAATGCTTTTTACTTTTGAGTCTGCAGCCGCNTCTCTTAATTGTNTGCGAATTAATACGGTGCTTGCGTTTCCTTCAAATTTACTGGTCCCTTTCATCATCGCGCCGCGTATATCTATAATGCCAACGCCATTAAAGAATACGTTTGCCGGGTTTTTAGAAAACTCTCCGGCGTGGTATTCTGCTCCGGCGTCGGTTCCCTCGCTTAACGTTGGTGCGTTTTCTTTTTCTGGGAATAATCCGGCTTTAATAGCTGCAACCGCTCGTCCCATCCAATTGGGTTCGATTAACCACGGACCCATGTGTCCGCTAAAGCATTTCGGATTATCGTTTCTATTCATTATTCGATAGTATAATATTTTTTAACTTGTCGTCTACAATTTTAACGCTCTTTTGACTTGTTAGGTTTTCTAACTGGCCTAAATAGTACCGATTTAAAGAATAATCTAGCTCCGTGTTTATTCCCTGGCTAATACATGCCAATAATGGCGTTATTGCTGTTTTTAAGTATTCATATTGCTGTTTGTAGAATTTGCTTGCCCAAACTTCAATCTCGCGATCTTTCATGGATTCAAATTTCTTTCGACCTATCGCTTTGCGCTCTTTTTCGTTTACCCTTCCAATTGCTTCATTTAATGCCGGTTCAAGGTTAAACTTTTTGATTGCCTCCTCGTTTGGCTCCTGTATATCAACCGTTTCGCCTGGCTCGTCGTTATTTTCCTCGATTTCCTGGCCTACTGGTGCAAAATTTAGTGGCCTATAATGGGATTCTCCACCGTCGTAACTGTTCATTCCTTCGCTGCGTCTGATTTCGTTTGAAGATTTAACGCCAATTTCCCAATGTATCCGGTCGCGCTCTGCTCTGCTTTTTGCGTCGCCTCTCAATAATGCCGTTTCATTAAATCTTAATGTTACATTATCCCTGTTTAAAAAGAGTTTGACTTTCAATTCTGCCTCCCAACGTGTTGCCCAGGGGGTTAANGTNTCCGTATTNTANTCAATATTNGTNTGCTCTACGTTGGAAAACGTCGCCCNTGAAAAGTCGCCTATCTTTGTCGGCGGCATTCTGAACCATCTTGCTATCTCAACCGTTTGAAACTCGCGTAACTGTACCAACTGCGCGTCTTTTGGATTAACGCTAGTACTTTGCCATTTCATGCCTTCTTCTAAAACCTGTAGTTTGTGCGCGTTCTCTGCTCCCTTGCCGCGTTCCTCCATCGACTNAACCATTCTGTTCTGTGCTTCTTTGCTTAATGAGTTCGGATGTACTAAANAACCTCCCGCCCATACTCCGTTACCGAAAAATGAACCGCTATATTTTTGCGCTGCTATTGCTGCCCCGAAACTTTCACTCGCATGCTGCACAACGCTATATCCGCATAATCCGTCGCCGCCTAATCCCTTAATGTGTATCATGTTTTCGGGTTGTATGATCTCCTGCGTTTCATCGTTGCGTTTTTCAAATGGGATATTGAATTGCCCTTTTTTAAATACCTTGTAGAAAATATCTCCGTCCTCGTCGCGCTCTACCTGTAACCGGCTTGGATGTATTGGGTACATTGCAAACGGTTGTCCCATCCCGTCGCGTTGTATCCAGGCGTAACCGTTGCCCCATCCTAGCGCGTGGCTTGTCAATGTCTCGTAAAATGTGATTGGTGTCATTTCATTATTGGGTTGTATCGCCAATAAACGTTGCACAGGGTCGTCTACTAATATTTTTATGTCGCCGTTCGGTTGTACTTCGATAACTTCTAGCGGCTGTTTTCCTATATCCTCGCTTATATTACGGATTGCTGCATAATATGCCGATAATTGCATGCTTGTATCGGGTGTAACTGCTTCCTTGCTTGCATTTCTACGGCTTAACAGATTGCCCCAAATGTTTAAAAGGCTGTTCCCGCCCTGGTAATTACCGCTACTTGCACCGTATTTTATTGGGTTTCTTATGGTAAAGGGGCCTAATTTCATTTCATATTTTTAATATATAACTATTTATTTTATGCAAATTTGGTATTTAACAACTTTAAAACTCTAAAATCCCTCGTTCCTCGTAAATGCTTGAATCGTCCTGGGTCGCATTTAATAATTTTAAACCGTATGCCATGATCGCGCTTACTATTCCGTCTATGCGGTCGGTGCTTTTTTTCTTATCAACCTTTATGTTGTCGCT